CAAAGTAAGTGTTATTATTCCAACTTATAATAGATATCATCCATTACTGCGAACAATTGAAAGCGTTAAGAAACAAACCTATACAAATATAGAAATAATAGTAGTAAACGATTGTTCAACCGAAAAAGAGTATTATGAACATAACTGGTCGGATATAAAAATGATACACCTAGAGAAAAATAGTAAGAGTGTATTTGGATTTTCTTGTCCAGGTGGATATCAAAGAAATTTTGGAATGAAAAAAGCAACTGGTAAATACTTCGCATTTTGCGACGATGATGATATATGGTTACCAAATAAATTAGAGGTACAAATAAAACAAATGAGAGAGAATAATTCAAAAATGTCTTGTACAGACGGTTATACCGGAAAAGGAATATACAATCCTTCATTGACATATCCAACAAGAGAAGGAAAATTTGGTCAAATTATAATGAATATACTATATAAAAAAGGAATTATTACATCTTTGGAAGATGTATACCCACGATTAATTTCTAAGAAATTAATACAATTACATAATACAATCATTTGTAGTAGTGTTGTAATTTCGTCTGATATAACAGAAAAAGCTGGTTACTTTGCTAATTTGAACTTTGCAGATGACAGAGAATATTGGCTACGTATACTAGATCATACAGATTGTTTATATGTAAGCGAGCCATTAATGTATTATGACGAAGGTCATGCTAATGGAAGTTTATATTAATGTAAGATAAATAATAGTATTTAATTTATTATTTATCGCTATTTATATTTTTTATAATGTTTTACTTCATGTATTGTAGAACCATAATGAATATTTATATTTGATTTTTGTTCTGCTCGTTTATCATTGGTGAAATAAACACTACGTGCTAATTCTATAAATTCGTTGTCAAACTTTTTTTCTAATTCTTTTATTCTAATTTTATCTTCTATTTCCCATAAAAGGTCGTTAATATACTTCAACTCATGGAAAAGTGGATCATTCTCATAGTCATAGTTAATCATATTTTTTTTCAATAATTCAATTTCATTTAATACTTTTTTTAGTTTTTGTTCGTCTTTTATTCTTTCCTTTTTTATAAGAAGAATACTAAATTTATCCCAGAGTTCACCAATTGAAACCGTTATAACTTCCATGTTATTGTATATACAGGTATATAATTTTGTTAAATTTTCCTAAACGCCTTTAATTTTTGTAATACCTCATTATATAAAAGATTTTCTTGAATAACATAAGGGTCAGTTGGCTCATAAAAATCCAACTTTAATGTTATGCATTTAGAAATGTATTCAAGTGATTGGTTAAACCTATTATGCTTACAAAGGAAATGTGCTAATTTTCGGTATTCTTTCCACTTTGTTCGTGGATTCGTCTTTTTTACCAAATTTTCTGTATTGCGAATTCTATCTGTTATAATATGTCTTTTCTTATACCTTATACTACGGTTTTCGTTTATGTCTTTAATTTTATTTAATGCACACTTACGACTTAACTTTTCATCTTCACTACAAAGATACACTGGTGTAGCAATTAGATCTTTTTCTTGAGGTGTCATAATGTATATACTTTATACTAGGTAGCCTTTAATTCGTTTTTGTTAATAGTTTCCAAATAATATGGCATGTAATATTGATGTTCTGGTGGACAACAAAAATAAGTATTTTGCATTAAGCAACATTTCTGAATATTTGGACAATCTAAATCTGATAGACATGGCGGTTTTTTTTGAAACAAAATAGGTATAATTGTAGAACCTAATGTTATCATTTTAGCAATAATGTCATGATGATTTTGGATATTCATCAAACGAAATGGTATTACGAACAATAACAATATTTTAAACATATATATTTTTATGTAAAAGTACTTTAATTGTTTTTAATTTATTATATAAATTAAAAACAATGATAAAAGCAATCATTATTGGATCTAATGATAATCGGTTTCAGTATAAAATAAACAAAATATTAAATATACATAATTTAAATTTCGGAGAATATGAACTAGCATTATTTTATGGAGGTGCTGGAAATTTTGAACTTCTAAGAAAACATTTAGAAATGTCAAAACGATTTCATATTCCTCGTAAAATAATAATCACAATTAATGAAGATTGTAAATTTAAAAGTACAATAAATGACTTTACTAGATCTATTCAAATATGTCGAAACATTTTCGGTACAAAAGTTGAAATATTAGCTTATTATTTAGAACTAGAAAATCAAACTACAACTGTCTTTAGTTAGATTTTTAATCTGGTTATGAATGCATCTTCTTACCCATTCTTCTGAACAATTCATTTTTTTTGAAATTTCTAAATTTGTTTTCTTCTTTTCGAAGAAAAAATCGAACTTTTCATAAAACAACCTTCTTGTAAATAAAGGTAATTTATTTATTTTTTTCCATATTTTTACATAATCGTTAGTATTCGTTAATGGTACAATGTTACTTTTTAAAAAATCTAATTTATCAAGATAAAAATTTTTATTTTGAATAGTGTTGGTTGGAATTTTACGACAATTAACGCTTTTTTTCCTTTCAGTAACACATAACTTGCTTATTTGATAGTGTTTTGTGAGACCTGTATATAAAGATCCCCTAATATAAATTTTAGAAAACTTTACAAAATTGTACTTTCCATTATATTTTTTTATAGATTGATATAATCCCTTATATCCATAAAAAATCAAATCATCTTTCATCATATTTCTACATTTTTTGGGATGGAATCTTATAAAAGAATAAACATTGCTATAAACAAGTGGTAAATGACAGTAAAATATTGCATTATTTAAACGATATCTTTGAATTGTAGTTAGATCTGAACATATATAATGCTGTATTGATTTCCATTGTGTTTTTGTAATAAAATTATAACTATTTACAATTGAAAAACAGTATATTGTGATGAAAATAAATAACATATATATAGATTTATTTTCACTTTATATTTTTTCAAATGCTTGAAAATAAAACGGATTATACTTGTCTTTAACTATACCATATAATTCTTTGTCTTTCTTTACAATCTCCTTTATTCTCAAGTATTTCTCGTAGTATATTTTTTTATTAGATAGATTTGTTATTATGTTTTCACGTAAATTTAGTTTAAAAATTCTATTTACGTATTCTAGTGTATTACTTATCACACGATTAAAGTCTAATACATATAATTCTATCCATTTATTTTCATAATAATAATAATCATCTTTAAATTTTAATTCTTTTATTATATCTGTTTCAAACATTGAAGAAATTTGATCTAATGATTCAAATCTTCCCATAAGCCTGTCATTTTTTATCATGTAATTATATCTATTTATTAGTTCCGTATCAGTACAAGACATAATTGTTGTATGTTTTTCATCTTTATTTTCATGAATAATTTCACCGTTGTGTAATCTTTGAAAAAAAGATGCGATTAACCGATCGTGTGGATTTCGTATAATACTAATTATTTTCAATCTTTTTTTATTTTGAATACAATGCTGTTTTATATGTGATAAAATGTATTTTTGTTGAACACTGTTATCAGACCACTCATAAAATACATGTCGTTCAAGTAAATCCTTGCATATATGAAAATGTATAGTAGTTAAGTCGTGATGGTTTAGTGTTTTCGAAAGTGATTGTGTTGCTGTTTTATGAGAAGAAAATATTAAATATTCTGTACTGTCAAAATAATTTGTCATTTCTATTTTTGTTTCATTTTCCATATATTGTATGTATATTGTATATTGTATATAACTTATTTATACCATTTATTGTAGACTTTCATTATGTCACGTTTGTTATTACCTACTACCCAATTAAAATGTATCATCATTGGTGTAATTACACTATGGTCTTGAAAATATTTTCTACCGACTGGAAATAAATCTTTGGGAAGGAGACTAAATTTTATTACACTATTATTATTATTAACATATACCTGATCATCCCATCCAACTGTGTTTTTATTGTTTAACACGTTTTGGGGATCAAAATACTTGATAGTTCTTTCTGTAGATTTTATAAACATAAATCCTGTACATATATCTACTTTATTTTGATCTTTGGGATAATTGTCCTGAAAAAGGGCTTCATTATCACCAATGTTATCTAAACAATATTTTAAAAAGTCTTTGTTTTCGTATACAATATCACCATCAGAAAAACATACATATTTGTTAGTTTTTAGATGCTTATGTATAACGTCAAACTTATAAGCAGTAATATTTGACCAATTCCCTTTTCTAAATTCTTGGAAATTACTATTTTTTTCATCATCTATAAGATACGTATTATCTACTTTATTATCTTGAAGGATTTTATAACCTACGTTTCCAATACAGTGTATATGGAACGGTTGATCACAATTTGTTCTTTTTAATGATTCAACACAATTTAGAGTATAATCAATATATCCACTTGTAGTAAGTGTTATAAAATCAATATCCTCGTACATTATATTTTTTTTATATAATAAGTTTAAGTTCTTTAATGAATATATTTATTTTTAATAACTAATTTCTAATAAAAAATAATTAAAAGAATATTAGTATGTAAACATTATTATGGAACTTGTTCAGAATTTTCATAACAGTATGGCAGGATTCGCTGACCAACATTTAAAAGATCTAGAACAAATTGTTGGCAGTGAACCACTAGAAGGTAATTGTTTTTATAAACATAGGACTTTAAATATAAATACAGACTTTTATAATAAGCGTGTAAACTTGTTTTGGTGTGGAACTCAGATAGATACGAAAGTATGCGAAATTGGGTTTAATGCTGGACATTCTGCTATGTTGTTCTTAATGGGATGTACATCTCCAAATGTGGATTTTACTGTATTTGATATTGGAACACATATATATGTTGATAAAGCATTTGAATATAGTAAAAAAAAATTTCCAGATGTACATTTCGAGTATGTAAAAGGGAATTCTATTCAAACCATACCTGAATGGATACAAAATAATACAGATAAAGTAAATACTTATGATGTTGTACATGTTGATGGTGGTCATACTGAAGAGTGTATAGTCAACGATATGAAAAATGCTGATATTTTAGTGAAAAAAGGTGGTATTATTGTCATTGATGATAGTAGTCATATTCCAATCCAAAATTGTATTGATAGATATTTACAACTTCCAAGATATGAAGAAGTACGTGTTTTAAAAACTTTTGGAAATCCTCATCGTATTATTAGAAAAGTTTAGGTTTAATAACAATTAATCATTCGTACCTTTTTATTATATGGAAACTCTTGTTCCAATTACTAGGAGTCCAATTGAAGAAAATGGACGTTTTTTAAATCTAATTATGCATCCACAAAATAATGACCATTATTTAGCGACTTTTGAAATAAAACAAACAAACGCTGGGTTTGATATTCCAGAAACTGAACATGAAGTCATTCTTTATCATCTAGACGAAAATATGATTATTATTGAAGAACATAAACTAATAAACAACATTAAAAACACAGACAGTAATGAATTTGGAATTAAACATTGTATATTATTAAATGACACTTTAATGCTAGGAACAAATGTTTCATGGAATGAGGAAATGTATTTATTTCATTTAGAAAAAGAAAAAATAGTTAAAGCAATTCCTCTTAATCTTAGTCAAAACGTCTTTATTTTATTACATCATAAAATGACAAAATTATTTGGTATTTATTCTTACAATCCTATACAGGTTTTATCTATTGATGTTGACACCGGAAATACTCAAATCGTAAATATGCAAAGAGTCTTAGACATTAAAGATTCAGTTGTAACATCTGGAAGAAGTGTTTATGTTGAAAAAAAAAAGGTATACTTATTAAACGTTAGATTAGAATCTACAGTGACAAACGAGTATATGTATTCTTTGTGGATGACTTTCACGCCACGATTTAAACTTGAAAAAATGTCAAAACCATTTCTTTTTCATAACAAAAATTCAAACCGTTCTCATGGTCTACATAATTGGAAACCATCTAGTGAATTTTGTACTGGTTTAATATTAAAGAATGAAACTGTTACAGCATGTGTAACAATTGGAAATGAGAGTTTCGTACATACATATGATGTTAACAATATACTAAGAATTACAAAATTTTAATTTTAAACACTTATTTCATACATTTATTGAGAAAAATCGTTCATTAATTGTTGTAACATTACATTACATTAAATAAAAAATTGATTAAATAATAATAATATAAATTGTATTATTATTTAATCATGGATACTAATACTTATATTTCTAAATTTTCAGGCAAAGATCTTATCTTAAGAGAGGAATCTTATGACATGTTAGATTTAAATAGTAACTGGGTAACAGTAGGAAAATTAACACAAAAGGTAAGCACTTATCAGTTTGATTTTGAGATATGTCCATTTACTACTGGACATAAGTTTATACCTATGGATGAATGGAACAATGGACCTATTTTTAGAGTTACTCTAGGTACACCAACCTCTAATAGACAACTGAATTCAACCGAACAATTTGAAAGAGAAATTAACAATGATATAATTTCAGAAATGAATCTTGGAAATATGAAAGAATGTGCAAAAAAAATGTTTGTGCATCCTAAAACTGGTAAGCCTTTAACATATTCAGAGATGCGTATGTTGTATGGTTAAAACAATAAGCCTAACATTTTATTATCTCTTTCTAGATTACAAATATAATTTTGTAGATAGATTATGTATGGATTCCTTTGAACTGACAATTAGAATAAAAACATATTTTCATTATATTAAATCATTATATTTATTAATATATTTTGGTGGTAATGGATATTTATCTTCTCGTTTTTGCCAAGGTTGATAAACAAGAATATAAGATGTTCTATATCCTTTTAACTCTTTACGAAAAAACATATTTCCAATGATTTCATCAATGGGGTAATCTATAATAGGCATTTTTTCAACAAGTTTTTTTGCTCCACTTAAAGTTAAAACGTATGCATGCGTACATCTTGGTACACCATAATCTAATAAGTGTAAATCTTTATTTATTACAATATTTGCACCAGAATAACCTAAAAATAAAATGTCATATTCTTTATCTTTTATCATTTCCAATGTTTTATGATATAAATCTTTAAAATCATTCACAAAAAAACAATCATCTTCAAAAATAAGTAATTTTTCTATATTATTAAATATCATATGTTGCCATATTTTATAATGGCTTTGCCAACAACCTACTTGAGGAGGTCTTAAAGCATAACCATTATTTTGAATTTTACCAGATGATTTAAAATTATCATATATATCTGTACCTAAGATAGCATTGAATCTTGAATAAGGAATATCAAATAGATTTAATTTATTTGACATATTTTCATATTTTTGTTTATCTTTATCTAAATTAATTATTACAGATTGGATAATTTTTTTGTCTAAGGTAGTATTATACATATTTATTTCTTTATTTTCTAATAATATTTTAATTTTACTAATAATATCTTTATTACAGTGAGCACTCAAATTATTATATTCTGTAAAAATATCAGCTTCAGGATTATTTGTAAAAATTGTTTCACTTAAGTATCTTTTAATTTCATCATCGCTTAAACTTAATACGTAATTAATACAATCATCTATGTTATTGAAATCATCTAAACAAATAAAAGCTTTACTATTAAATATTTTTTTTGCTAATAGGCTATCACCAATATATATTGGTATGGCACCTGAACTAAAAACATTGATAATTTTTTCAGTTATATATCCTTTTTTAACTTCATTCTCAGGAGCTAAAACAAATTTATACTTGGAGTATGTTTCTTGTAATTTTTCGTTATTCCATTTACCATCTACACGATCTATATTGTTATTGACTTTGTAGCTACCTAAACACCATACATCACTACATTTCTTAGAAAATTGTTCTACAAATGTGTTGCGAATATTGCTACCTCTATTTGCAGATATACAGTAAGAAAACAATCTTTTATTTGCAATATCAACACTCTTATATTTCAACCATAAATTACGTTGTTTATATTCCACGTAAGCAAAAAAAGCATAAGGTATACGAAGATTACTATTAGGATCTAAAGAGTTTACTACTAATTTATTACTACAGTTTCTCATTCTACTATGTAAACTATACCTCTCTCCATTCCACAGTAAGTATGGTTTTTCATTTTTATTCCAAAAATCTTGATTTCGTGTAAAATGAGTATAAATTATCAAGTCACAATTTTCTGAATTATCGTATTTAATTGTAAACGTAGGAAAAGTTAAATTTAATATATAATTTACGAAATATTCTCCAAACTCATAACCAAACCCTACAGAACCAACTGTAATAACATTTTTGTTTTTTTCATCATCCTGTAAATAATTATCGGGATATGTTTCTTTTACTTTGTCATATATGTTTAACATTTTATAATACAAATTTCTTTGTGTATATATTCTTTATAATTATTTTTTATAAAGAATATTTTAATAACAAATTGTTTTTATTCAGTCACAACAGTGTATGCTTTTCTTCTAGTTCATATTTATTTTCTGAGTAATCCTTATCAACTTTTGTTTTTATAAATTTGAATATATTTCAACGTAATCTATTGTTTCTAGAGAATAAACATGCTATACAAACTATAAAAACAGATCCGATTACCACTATTGCAATCATTTCGTCTTTATTTACTGAACCAAAATTAAAGAAGTTATATAAAGGTATCATTTATAATATAATCTAATCTTTTATTTCTCCAAATTTTACACAATTTTTAAAAATTAATTTCCATTCCATTTTTCCACATACGATTGTACAACAAGCTGCTATACATGGAACTTCATTATCCGGTGGAAATCCACATGCACATATCAAACACATACAATGACATTGATTTTTACAACACACACTAGGTACCTTTATTGTACATGCATCGCACATACATCCAACACGGATATGATGACCTGGTAGTTTATCACAGCATGTTAACCAGTCTCTTTGTACAAAACAAAATTCATGCATGAAACAACAGCATTCGTTTTTCATTGAACAACCATGACACCCTTCTGCTAAATAACCTATATTAATACATCCTAATCCACAGCAAATATAGATATTGTCTTCATCTATTACATCCAATCTGTAGTCGTCGCTCATTCTATATACATCAATACTTAAAAAAAAAACGATAATTAAACTTTTTATCACTCATCTATATAGGTTATGGATACCCTTACTAAGAGGAGATTATTGTTTTTATTTGGATGCATAGGAAGTAGGTGTGTACTTGTTTATTTAGCTAAATATTTGCCTCTTCATTTGTTATTTATTATGGGTTGTTTTACATTAATTCCCGCATTTGGATTTATTTTTATTTATATTTTTCGTTTACGACAAACAGGAACTGAAGTATTCGGTGATAAAATATGGTGGGATGATTTAAGACCAATTCATGGAATGTTATATTTACTTTTTTCTTATTTTGCTATACAAAAAAATCCATTTTCATGGATTTTTTTAGCAATTGATGTTGTAATCGGTTTTATTTCTTTTTTGCATTTTCATTATTATAAATTACAATAAATCTGATTTAAACGGCTCTTGTGTGTTTAAATAAAGCATTGACATTAAACGGCTTCCTTGTATTTCTTCTGTTGGAGTAGCACTGTGAATTACTTTACGATTGTTAAAAATAATTAAATCATTATTATCATAAACAACTTCTGCTATGTTGTCTTCTCGTAACACATATTTATTCATTATACCGTTCATGATATTTCTACTAGTATTTGGTGGAATACCTAAGAACCCTATAAACCGATTAGGTGACAACATTAGTGCATTTTTATTATATTGTTTGTCAGGATAAATAACCAAAGGTTGAACACATAAATCAGAAATTTTTTGAATATCTAGAGGAATTCTATCTATTCGTTGATAACCAGTATTATCTATTATAGCATTCTCGCTACTTTTCACAGAATAGCAACATTTTAATAATGCTAGCTTTTTATCATCCATTATTAAATTATTATATCCCTTTTCCATGCTAGCAAATAACGTGTTACCTCCCCTTTCTGGTGTTTGTATCATATAAATACTACTTACTTTATTCGGATATATATCCTTTGTACCTACTAAATCTTGATGCCATTGACGATTGTATTTTAAAGATTGACGATTATGAATAGTCTTGTTTTTTATTCCAAATATGTTTTCTATATGACCTTTTCCACGAATTGCAATTTGTGGACATTTTGGAACAGCTGTTTCTAAAAAGGGATGAATTACTCTAGGTGTATAATGAGAGTCAAATTGACTGCAAAAATCAAACTGTTTTGAAGGTGTAATATGTTGGTTCTTAAAAACCAAAATAGGTGTTGTAGTAAATAGATATTTAAGTTCATTCATCATATCAAACCCCATATCATTTATATCTATATCGTGAATTTCACATATAAATGGTACATTATAATTATACTTTATATGAAAGCATGTTATTATTGGAAAGAAAGCAAGAAATTTTAAAAACATTATTTAATTACTAATTATATTTATTATAGAGTTACTTTTATATATTACTATAAATACTTATAAATACTTATAACTATTTCATTATATATCTTATATATGAAATATGTCATACAAAGATACTAATTTATACTGTAAACACTATTTGGCGAATGAAATTGTTCAACTTAATATTAGTCTTAAAAGATTCTCTTATCTAATGGAAATATCTAACGGTAATTTATTGTTAATTGTTTTTTTTTTAGAAAAGGGGCATTGTTTAGACAATCCAAGTATAGAACCATTTTTACGACCGAGAAATTATGAAAATAGAAAATAATACATATATAAAGATAATTTTTGTTATTTACCAATGAATAAATGTACAATAACAAATAAACGTATAATAGAATTTTATAATAAAAATCCGGCTATTAGTTTTGAATCAGTAAATTTAATTTTTATTGACTTATTGGAATGTTTATTTAAAAATATGGATGAAAAATCATATAACTCTGTTAATACACAGGTTTTACAAACAATTCATGAAATTAACGAAAACATTTTACAATTGAAATCTGATTTCACTAATCAAATTGGATTAAAGTTTTTAGAAACAAAAGAAGCATATATTTCAGAAATGAAAAATATCATGCAACAATCTGTGTCTTTAACAAAAGATAATGTTCAACTATCTATCTCAAATATTACTGAATCGTTAATCGACAAAACAAAATTGCTTTTAAATGACACTATTCCAAAATCAAACGAAACATTACAAAAAGAAATTATGTTTAATATAACCGCTTTTGAAAAAAATATTCTTCTTGATATTGGTAATTTAAAAAACGAAACATCTAATGAATATATTCAAAATTTTATGAACCAGTTTGAAACAAAATTTAATACTATGGTAATGAATGTATCAAATGCAAGTGAATCTAGAATCAATGACACAATTCAACATGAAAAATCAAACCAGACATTATTCAGAGAAGAAATGAAACAATCATTCATATCTATTTCCAAAAATATTGACGAACAAAATACTTTTTTCGACAAATATAGAAATTCCAGTTATAAAGGAGGCTTCGGCGAGAACAATCTAGAACATATTTTAAGTACTCTATATCAATCTGCTGAAATTGTAAATACGTCAAAAGAAACTGCATCTGGAGATTTTATTTTGAGAAGAGATGACTACTCCCCTATTTTATTTGAAAATAAAGATTATAATCGTAATGTTCCACTTGAAGAAGTTAAAAAATTCATAAGAGATATCGAAACTCAACAATGTCACGGTATCTTTTTATCTCAACATTCTGGAATTACATCTAAACAACACTTTGAAATAGAAACCAAAGGTAAAAATGTCCTAATCTATATTCATAACACTCAATATTGTGCACAAACTATAAAAACAGCTATTGATATTATTGACTCTTTGTCTGATAAAATTTTAGAGTTATCAAATAATACACAAGAAGGATATAATGTAACTGAAGATGTTATGTTGGATATTAATACAGAAGTACGAGAATTTGTTGAAAAAAAGCAAAGAATGACTACAATGTTGAAAGAATTCAATAGTAAAATGGAAAAGGACCTTCAGTCTTTAGATCTACCTGTACTTTGTAAGTACATTACTAATAAATTCGGCACTATTTCACATAATAAAACTAAGATAATATGTGATATATGTAATATCTTTGAAGCCCATTCTAATAAATCACTTGCTGCACATAAAAGAAAATGTGGTAAACAAAATAATATAAAACCTATTTAAAAACATGCCGTCATGTTTATAATATGAAATTATTACAAAAATTAGAAGACAAAGATATTATAATACATGGTACTCATTCTGAACAAGACCCCAGAGGTGCTGGGTATAATATCGGTGACATGTTGAATATGCCGCATATGACTGGAAATTGGAGAGCACTTCCACATAATAACCCCGGTGTGTTAGAACGAATGAATGTAGTTGGGAAAAATTACGATAAATCCATTTTACACTATTACACTCATTCTAGACCATCTGATGAACGAGTGCCAAACCCCGAACGTATTTTAGATTCTTTGAAAATTTACTACAATGAAAATAAAGACAAAATTAAAGATATTATACAAAGCATTAGCAATGAAAATGCGTTGGTAGTACATGTTCGCATCGGAGACAGAGAGTTGGAAGACGAATATGTACAATATATATACAGATTAGCTAGAAAATTCGATAAAGTTTATATTATATCTGGTTTACATTTAGATGAGTATTTTTTAAACAACATATCAAAAATAGACAATTTCAAAAAAAGTCTCGAAAAAATATTAAAACTAAGTGATAAATTTTATTTCATATTAGGAGAACCTGACGAACACTTATGTGTTATGCATTTTGCAAGTAATTTGTTATTACATAAAGGTGGATTTTCTACACTTGGGTATATAATTAGTACTGGAAAATTATACATTACTAAATTTATTGGTGACTATAACCATAGTAACTGGAAAATAATTTCTCCTAAAAAACATATTGTTATTTAATAATATTTTTAATTTCTATCTGGATTTCTAACTCTGTTTATATATTTTTTCTTTCATCTTTCTAGCTTTGTAATCTAAAGAATGTATATACATTCTTAGTGTTTGAAACGATTGTACTACGTCACATTTACATTTTTTTTTATGTTCATAATAATCGTATTTAACGGTAAAGGATGTATTGCACAAACAAGTATATTTCATCTTTAAATTATGTATATAATACATATAAATATAAAAATCAATTTTGTATTTATTTACACATTTTAACATCATAACTGAAATTATTGAATAATTTAGAATTCTATAATATATGGTGCTTTCTATTGCTCACCGAGGATATTATTATAAAGACAATACCTCAAATGCGTTCTTATGTGCAATTGAGAACAATTTTGACATGATAGAATTAGATTTACATAAAACAGCTGATGATATACTAATTATACACCACGACCCATTCATTGAAAAATACTTTATTGAGAAAACTCCATTTGAATTATTAAAAAAAACTGATCCATTATTATTGACATTAGATGAATATTTTGGATTGTTTCCTTCTGAAAAATACCCATTATATATTGACATCAAAGGAAGTGATTATACTGCCTTTCTATTAATGAAATATATAAGACAAAACAATATATGCAAAGAACATATTATTGTTGCTAGTTTTAACCAAAATCATTTAAATTATTTTTGTAATATTGATATAAAAGTCGCTCTTATAACTGCTAACTCCTTTTTACCAAATATATATGAAAACATTTTCGAAAATGTTGATTATCTTGTTATAGCTTGGAATATAGTATGTATAGATATTATCAACTATTGTAAAAAAAAAAATAAAAAAATTTTTGTATATACATGTCAAAGTTTAACAGAATACAATTATATTATTCAATACGACGTTGATGGTATTATATCAGATATAAATATAAAGAACGATCGTTGTATATAATATGTTATCTACATCTCACTTCCAATATACTTTGCGATTACCTCTTTATCTTTTTCCAGAACCTCTGAGAAATCCCCATCTATCGGGTATGGACTCTAGAAATATTACAGACACAGAAGATATATATAAAATTAAAACCCACTTTATACTTCTTCATCATTTAAATATGTTACAAGACACAAATAACGATAAAATCAGCAAATTAGTAATTGCACAACACTATTTACAAGAATATTTTTCAAATAATTATAAAATGTCATTTAACATTTTTGGAGGAGGATTATTATGCGAATGGAATGAATCTGATTTTTTATAACTTATATATAATGCTTCAGATTGGGGTTATTCTTTTATGTATTGCAATTGTTGTTCTAATCGCTTCTTTTGTAAATGAGATTGATTGATTTAGGAATTGTATATTTATTAATTGTTATAAATAAGAACAAAAAATACTTGAGCCTTGTTTATTATTATTTCATGACTCTAAGTATTTTATGGTTTTTATTTTTGTTCATACAATTTCTCCTTCTTCTAATTCTCTCTCTCTTTCTTCAACTTCTTCAACGTCATCATCATCTTCATCTTCTTCGGATTTTATACGATCAATGAATTCTTTACTTAGTTCACCAGTTTGAGGTAAGGGCATGATATTGCAT